TGTGTCCACCGGTAATATAAACATACATTAATGTGGTAGTATCGTCATTGAATGTGAAGCTGCATGGTTCATCAACGGAATTTCAGTCTACATTCGGCGAGCAAAATATGATACCTTCGTAAGAAACGCAGCTTTCATCGACTTGGGGTTTTGAGGTTTGGCGAAAGACAAAAAAACAGTCTACAACTTGTAGTCTAGCTAGAGCATTGGAAGCAATATCCTGTACTATGTTCTTAAAATAGAATTCATGCGTCATACTAGACTAGTTTCGTATCACGTGCAAGCAAATGATACAGTCCCAGTGCTGTGTCTCAAGAGCGTTAGAATTGCGTGTACATCTCCTTCGTGAACCCAAGTTTCTCCAACGCAGGGATGACAGCTTTTTCTGTCATCGCGGGGGGACCACAGAGGAGAACTTGAACATTCGGCCCGGCAGCTGGAAGATGCTCCTTGATCATGTCAGCGTCGACAAAACCGATGGATCCATCCCAATTTTCGTCTCGGGCGTTATCGACAGTGTAGTGCACACTGAGATTGGGGTGAGTTTCAGCCAGTTCGTCAAGCTCAGCCTTCATGAGAACGTCGGAAGGCGTCCTATTGGCAAACAAAAGGGAGACTCGGGTGGTGTCGCCAACGTCTTTGAAGATCTGACGAATCACTTGAAGCATGGGGGTAATTCCAGTGCCACCACAGATCATTCCAAGGTGGTTGACATCCGAGCGAACGATGACCTTAGAAGATGTAGCGTCGTACAGGGTGAACTCGCTTCGGTCTGTGTAGGTGACGTTACCAAGAGGTCCTTCAAATGTCATCGAATCTCCCGGCGAGAGTGAATCGAGCTTCGTCGTCATCAAACCTTGGTCGTAGACCTTGATGCAGAAGTCAACAAATCCAACATCATCATCAGAGGTGATCGGCGTATAAGGACGCGAAATTCGAGCACCGAGGGTGTCGCTGAAGGAAATGGCAACATGCTGGCCTACAGGAAGTCCCAGAACGTGCTCATCAGAGGGTAGAGCAAACCGGAAGATCCGTGTGTCGGCACTTACGTCTGACTTCGACACTAGCTTGAGATCCACCGTTTTCCCGGCACCAGGAAGAGTGAGAAGAGTATTTTCAGGATATTCCTTCACGGGACGAGAAGAGACGGGATCATCAGACTGCTTCATTGCTTCGAACTTGGATTTCGGGGCAGAGCACGAAGGGCACACGAAGTCATCAGAAAGTTCAGCAAAAGGTTTAGTGTCCTGATAGATATACCCGCAACCAGTACAAATATGGGTCGCCTTCCCCATCGCCTTGGGAATGCCCTTGGTATATTCAGCAGACTTATTGATTTTCCAGCGTGAGGAAAGATTGGGATTGGGTGTAGGGACAGCTTTACGAACTGCGCCAAATCTATCGATGCACAGATCCTCAAGAACAGGATAAAGCTCAGAACAAGCGACCTTTTCGATCTCAGGATTCTCTTTGAGATGCCCACCCGGTCCGACAGTTCCACCGACAAAAATGTTAACTCCATCGACCATTCCCTTCTCTCCGGTGGGATTTTTCACTTGACAGCCCATCAGTCCAATGTCTGCCACTTGCACAGGCGCGCAAGAGTTCGGGCATCCGGTCCAGATCATTCGAACGGCATTCACATAAAAGGTCGAACCACGCCGGGGGGAGAAGCGCCTTCACCAACTCATAAGAGATGGTATCTGAGGCGCTCTCCAAGTCAATCGTCGCGTACTCTCTAGTTATGGACCCTTGCCGAGCAAGACGCTGATTAGCGGCTTGGTCGGTGAGATCACAACCGAAGCGGCGTAGTTTTGACCTGATATAACTCCCGATGCCCTTTTGGGCAAAGGAGTTTATCAGAGGCTCAACTACGATGGGACGATCGATCATAGACGATTTGGGGACAAACGTGAGTTTGCCACCTTGGACAGGCCGAGAGGCCATTAAATTCGTCCAAAATGGGAACTCTGCCTGAAAGAATTCTAAGAATCTCCAGGCGTTTGTCGTTAACGACGGAAAAGGGGAGGAAAGTTTCCTCCTTATAGATGTAAATCTACTCAATCCGACGTTCGCTCCGGGGCCGAAGCCGAAGTCAAGTTCTGAAAGATCAGGGACAGGACCCAAGATATGGTCTATTTTACGCGACACCTCGAAAATGAGGCTAGCGCCCTTAAAACGTTCTAACGTTCTAAGAGAGACTTTATTCCGAAGCCTGACATTGGTCTGACGGCACTTATCTTCGGACTCCAGGAACTTAGATAGAGCCGCCTCAGTGGTGTCAACAACCGGTGGAAAAGCATTATTCTTTTTGAATAGCGCTAGACACTGCTGGTGACGCCATAGCATACTAGGATCAGAAAAATCTGATATTGGTAAGCTCTGAGACAGGTTCCCCTCGAGGTCCTCACGGACATCGAAAGGATACCCAAGTTCTTGGACGACATGACGGATGATAGCTAAACTCTTCCGAAAGGAAAAAGGGCTATCAAAATGCAACTTAGTTGACATATACGAGTTCCTTCACTAGATTACTAGTACGGAGATTCAAGAGAATCAACGAGACTGGTCACTTGGTTATCAGCCAAGAGGTCAACCATCATTGTTCTAATGTTCTCACGTTGCTGTGCAGTACTACGAGCAGGCAAAAGCATTTCTACGTTTGCTTGCAAGTAATACGCAACGGCAGGAGGGGCGTCGTAACCGCCAGAAGTCGTCCCGGTAGCGACCTCCATGATTGGGACCCGTAGTGTTATACGAGCCTTGTGGATCGATTGATTTGTCCGATCAGCACGACGTATACTCATAGTAAGTTCAGATTCACCAATAGACGAAGAACTCGTTCCGCCGTTTTCACGGTAGGTCGGAGGATTCGTCTGGATTGGATTGAACGTATGAGTGACGGGTGTTGATTCGGCATCAACCAAATCAATGGGTGCGATTGCAACCATAATATATATCCTTCTAAAAAGGTCCAGGTTGGTTGATTCATTAAGCTCGAAAGAGCACTAATGGGCTAGCGGAGACGTTGAATAACGAGGGCAGCCAGACTTATCACACGCTTGATACTAGGTTCAAACCTAGGCACCAAAGCGCGTGGCAATTCGTTTTCTAACATAGTTCTCAGATCGGGTTCCCCCAATCGAGTCATTTGAAAGTAACGAATTGAAGAATGGAAATTGCCACCGACGACGCGTGAAGGGCCAACTGGGTAGTTGGAACCAACACTAACGTCAATTTGTCTTTCG